AGTTCGTCGATCAACTCAATGTAACCTGGAGCCGCTAGTACATTAAATTCTCTTTGTTCTTCACGTAATTGTGTGTTTGAATTAATTGCACTTTGTAAACCTTTTACAACCACTGCTCTCTGAGCCTTACGTCCCATTAAAGGTGATCCGTCCGACTTGTTGCCACTAAATGTTACCCAAGCATCTTTCTCTGCTGGAAGAGTTGGATAAGTTGAAGTGTTTGCAAAGTTAGTTCTTGTAAAGTAGTTTTTTCTAAATTGCTTTACGTTGTATCCAGATCTTCTTGTGTTAAACAATAACATACCTTTTGGATATAATGTTGAATCTGGCGCATCAATATCTAAGTTGTTGCTTGTTAACAATGATTTAGTAGTAGGTGGAGCCTTTGTGATAACATTGCTGTCTGAATCTAAATGGAATCTTGCATCTGCAAATAAAATACCATCTTCTGATACTTGATCAGTGTTGTCAATTAACACAAATTTTTCGCCATCAACTTTTGAATCATCATATCTGTAAAGTTTTGGATAATTTTCTAAATCACTTGTATTCAACCAAAGATCACCACTTACAAGTGCTGTTCCATCTGACTGTCCATCTGTTGCCCCTGGCTCAGTTGCGGAAATAATTACTCCATCTGGTGAAGTGTTTGACAAGTTAAATCCTCTTGCATCTGATGTTACATTTTTGTAACCTTTGAATCCAGTTCCATCGTGTATCATAATGTCAACTTCTGATGCTGTAGATGAGTACCATAAAGTTAAATCACTTGGATCTGCTGTTGGTTCTGAAGTTGATGCTTCATATACTAGTGTTCCCCAGTTTGATGCCATTACTTCATCTGATCCAAAAGCACCACCTGGTATTGTGTAAAGGTTAGCAACCTTTGTACCAGTAGTGTCTATTGCAGAACCATATGTTGAAGCATTTGAACTTCCAAATCCTGCGTCTGCAACAGGTGTACCTGATGTGTCATTCATTCTAAAGTCACCACCATCACTGTGTGTCATTGTGATTACATCCGCTGTTCTATCATAACTTGCAGAAACATATTTTAAACCTGCCGCCGCCACTGCCGCAACAAAGTCATCTGCTGTAGTTCCGCCTAGTGTTACAGTAACAGTGTTATCAAATGTTCCGTATTTTGTAGAATTTTGATGATCACCTGTTCTCACAGTTTCTCTAATTGTAAAAGTGTTTGAACTTGTAAATGGACTTGATCCTAATGCACTCAATCCAGTGATTGAAGTTGCACCACTTGCCTGTCTTTTGAACACAGTGTATGAACCAAGTGCCGCGTTTGCATCAAACACAGTTGAGTCAGTTGCAGTTGTACTGTCACCACCAAAAAGTATTGTGTCTCTTTCTGATACGTTGACTTGTACATAAAGATTTTCAGTTGTTAAGTTTTGTCCTGCGCCTGATTTGTCTTCGTTGTAAAGTGCTTGTGCATGTGTTGTATACACTGGAGCATTTATTGTTGAAAAAGATGCTGTTGCTGAATTGTATTTTTTCACAACCACATTTGCACCGTTGTTAACTGCTGTAGTTTGAATAAAAATACTTCCTGTTGGCGCACTGTGATCATCTGCTGTTTTAAATCCTGGATCAGTTGTATGTGAACCAATGTGTACTCTTGGCACGTCATAAGTGCCTGCTGTTAAACCTAAGTCTGCTAAAGGTGTACCAGTCAAATTAGCGATTTTAATTTGTCCACTTGCAGTTGAGTCATTTCCTTCTGCAAGGTCTGTTCCATAAAATACAATTTTGTTATTAACTTTTGCCGCAAGTACTCCTGGTATAGCACCTGAATCTTTACCTGCGTTGATATCGCTAACAACATCATCAATTGAAGTTCCTGTTAATACAACTTCATAACCGTTAACACTCAATACGTGACCTTCTGTTACTGTAGCACCAGCAGTTGTGCCTTCAATTGTTGGCCATGAAGTTTTCCATGAACCATACTGTGCTGTGCTGTCACCTGAACCAACTTGTACCCAAGCATTGTTATCGTTTTTGTAGTACAATTTGTTGTTGGTTGCTGTAGTGTTGATTGCATAATCGCCTTTTGAACCATATGCAGTTTTTGGTATTCCAGTTGAAACTTCACCAACCAAGTTAAACACATCTGTGATTACCTTTGGAGTTTTCACTGTGAAACTTTGAGTTGAAGAATTCCATTCTTTGATGCCCCATACTGAATCTGCTAGGTCTAACCAGTAAGTACCATTTGTTGGTCTGCCTGTTACTGGAGATGCTGATCCTGTAAGTTCATCTAAATTAACATCTGCTCTTGTTACGAATGCCTTGTTTGCTACACCTAATAATGAGTAAGCGGCAAGAAGACCATATTCATTCAACTCGTATCCATCACGAGGTGAACCGCTTGAGTCGGTGTAAAATTTTGGATCGCCAAAAGTTTCTGTTAATTCTCTTTGACTTGTAATTGTGTAAACTGTTCCTGCGTTTGCTGTCAGTGTACCAGCCGCAGTGCCTGTTCCTGTACCTGATGTTTTGTTTTTTGCTGTTGCTACAATGATAGACGGCACCATGCCCTGATCGGCTGGGACGTAAAACGATTCGTCTGTAACTGTAACTTCAACACCTGCTGATGTTAATGCCATGTGTTTGGTCTCCTATATGGTTTTTTATATTTAGCAGATACTGATTATATTATACACTATAGAGGTGGATAAAAAAGGCGACAAAAAGGGCACCATATATACAGTATGAAAAGACCTTTGTGCAGTTGTGGAAACCCTGTTGCTGTAAACTATATCAAGAATAAAAAGACTTATTATCGAAAAAAATGTGACAGTTGTTTGCGTGGAGTGACCAAAAGACAACCACGTTGGCAGTCAGCAGGATATCAAAAGAAACACATCTGTGATCGTTGTGGTCACACTTCAAACTATGACATGCAATTCAATGTGTATCATGTGGATGGTGATCGGAATAATTGTGCGTTTACTAATCTAAAAACTGTGTGTGCTAACTGTCAAAGAGTGTTACATCTAGAAGGTATGCGTTGGCGACAAGGTGATCTTACTCCAGATTAAGTGCCCCAATATGCAAACTCTTCTTCTTGAGAAGTAACCATTTCATCAACTTGCTTGTATAATTCACTGACTGTGCTGTCATTTTTCACATGCCAATCAAAGTTGATCTTTGCCCATTTCCATTCAGATGGATGTACATGTTTGGGTGTGATGTCTTCCTCCACATAATCCGTGAACCAATCAGGATCACCACCACGTGACACACGCCACATTTGCCCACCTAATTCTTTGATTATCTTGTCTTCATGTGGAAATCTTACATCCGGAATCACATAATTGATGTGTGGATTCTGTAAGATTGTTTTTTTGAGCAGTATAGTCCATGTGTGTACATGAAAGCCATCACGCACTTCTGTGCCAAACTTCTGCAAAACATATCTTGGTGTGATTTCTTCACCAAGTTCTTTAGTCCAAAAAGCATCAGGTGTTTCACGCCATTCTCTACTTTCGTCAGTATCACCTTCTAGTAGATGTCTTGGCCATTCAAATATGGCCGCTACGCCATCTTTGAGTTTGTCTGCAAATTTAATACGTTTGAAGTTGTGTTGATCAATTAAATGATTTGCTACTGTGTCTTTGCCTGATCCTATTAGTCCTGCGATGCCTATGATTACTTGCATCCGCCTCCTATAGCACCACTGCATTCAAGTCCATGGTAGAAAAACATTCTTGGAATATCATGATAATGTGCCAAATACACTACAACAACTGATAATACAATGGCCATCAAAATGCCCATAGTGTGATTAATCATGTTCACCACCTGGATCGTTTGGTGGCAGTTTTACTTTGTATGGTTTGCCATCTTTATCGCGATATATCACATATTCACGTTGTCTATCTGCTGAATGATAACCGCTTGAAAAGTTATAAGTTCTTTCAGTGATTTTGAATGTGGCCACTGTAACCACTATGGCTAGAATAATAATCAAATGTGAAACAAATGTTACGCCTAGCAGTAACCAACTGCCAAAATATAGACTAAATGCCACACACCACATCCATGCTAGAAGTTGTAATACCAAATGTCTAACCTGTAAATCTGGTATTTTTTTCAGAGGATTGTAATCTGCATTCATTACACTGTTCCAACTGTCTACTATAAATTGTCTCATGCTGTTAATATAGTATGATTGTGCAGATCTGTCAACTATCCAATCACAAAAGACATTGGTGTTTGTCCAACTTCGTAATTGCTTATAGATGCTTCTAATCTTTCCAGTTCTTGCTGGCCTTCTGCTTTGAGTTGATCACCATTTAATGATGTACCGCCCTGTGGTCCTGCGATTGTGGCAAATTTTGATCTTGCTTCTCCAAGCATGATCTTGCACACACCAAGTGTGTAGTCTCTGATCCATGGTTTTGCGTATCGATCCTGCAACAAAATACCATCTGGTTTATTATTGTATAACCAAAGCAACACAGTTTCTTCGTTGCGTTGTCGTCTAACAATTTCCAACTTTCTGGTAACTGTGTCATAATAGAAGTTGATGAATCCACCAAACATTCTACCAACTAATTCTTGGTATTGTGAAAATCCTTCATAGGTTGCAAGTCCGCCAATTCTACCAGATTGCAGTAGATAAACATTGGTGTATGCTAATTCAAATGGATCAAAGAATGTGCCACCTTCTGTTGCATTTGCTCCACCTACTGTGCGTCTAAAAATCTGTCTAACATTGACAACTTCTT